ATAGACTTTACCATGTCTTAAATAGTGTTTTTTTAGTTCCTTTTGTTATATGATATTTTAGTGGGTATATACATATAGGGGAGTGGCGCATATTTGCCATAATGTCATGAATCATCTATACATAAGTATCTGATTCGCTCATTAACGATTTGTGTTTGATTGAGTGTTAATGAGTTATTTATAGGAGGTAAAATGAATTCTGATAACATCAAGAATGAAATCGAAAAAGAGATTTCGTCTTTCATCTCAAAAAAAATGGTTGAGTTGAGAAAAAAAACAGGGAAGGAAGTCTCTGATGTTGAGTTTATTCCTATAGAAACTATGTCTGGCCTCCAGGGTTATAGTATCAAAATCAAGCTTATTTAAGGTTTGCAGTAAGTACTCGGCACCACAACAATCCTAAGTCACTGGCATTGGCTGGTGGCTTTTTTATTGGAGTAAACAATGGCAAAACCGGACTGGGGCGAGCTTCAGCAACGGTTCCTGTCCGACCATGCCGCAACCGGCGTATCACCAAAGGAATGGTGTAAAGCGCAGGGACTGAATTACGCTACTGCCCGCCGATACATCAAGAAACCCTTTGCGCAAATTGCGCAAAAATCTGCGCAGCAAAAATTGCGTGCTGCGCAGAAGGATAAAAGCGCCGATGAGCTGGTGGATGATGATGGGTTAACGACACAGCAAAGACGCTTTGTCGCAGAATACCTGAAGGATGGCAATGCCACACAGGCAGCTATCCGGGCTGGCTACAGCAAAAAATCAGCTGAACAAATCGGCTATCAACTCCTTCAGAAAACTTCAGTTGCGCAAGCCATTGCGCAGCAGCAGAAGGCATCTATTGCGCGTACGCTTGGCAGTGCCGATGAAGTCCTCGCGCAGATGTGGCAGCTCGCCACTTTCGATGCAAATCAGCTTTCACAGTATCGTCGCGGCGCGTGTCGTTACTGCTGGGGCTTCGGTCACCACTACCAGTGGCGCGATATAGTTGAGTTCGAAGAAGAGACGGCAAAGGCCGAGGGCAGAGACGGTGCACGACTGCCGGAAGACACTGGCGGTTACGGTTACGACCACAACAAAGAGCCAAACCCACAATGCCCACGCTGCAACGGTGACGGCATAGGACAGCCTTACTTCCCCGATACACGCAAACTCCCCGCGGTTTCCCGGCTCGCTTATTCAGGTGTGAAGGTCGGCAAGAATGGCGTTGAAATCACTGCTATCAGCCGTGAGCGCATGTTCGAAGCGGTAATGAAGCGTCTTGGCCTGGCTGATAGCGAGTTCGCGCAGCGCCTGCAGCAGATTGAAATCGAACGCCGGCAACTGGAGGTGGAAAAACTCCGCAAGGAGTTGGCGGGTGATGGTGAAGACGACGAACCAATGCCAGTGCAGATCAATATCAACGTAGTGGATGCGAGGGCAGACGATGGGGATCAGCCCGACACTTAATATTCCTCAGGCGCGCTTCCTCGCGATGAAGCACAAGTTTAAAGCCTACGTTGCCGGGTTCGGTTCCGGTAAAACGTGGGTGGGTTGTGGCGGCATCTGCAAAGGGATGTGGGAACACCCGAAGATTAACCAGGGCTATTTCGCGCCGACGTACCCACAAATCCGCGACATCTTCTACCCGACGATTGAAGAGGTGGCCTTTGACTGGGGGTTGAGCGTCAAAATCAATGAGGGGAACAAAGAGGTTCACTTCTACGAGGGGCGACGGTACCGCGGGACAACAATTTGCCGTTCGATGGAGAAACCTGGCTCTATAGTCGGTTTCAAAATCGGTAATGCGATGGTGGATGAGCTGGACGTCATGGCGGCTGCCAAAGCGCAGCAGGCGTGGCGAAAAATCATAGCCCGTATGCGTTATAAGGTTGATGGGCTGCGTAACGGTATTGACGTCACGACCACGCCGGAAGGGTTTAAATTCGTCTACCAGCAGTTCGTGAAGGCGGTGCGTGAAAAACCAGAGCTCTCGGCCCTGTACGGTCTGATACAGGCCAGCACGTTCGACAATGCGAAGAATCTACCACCTGATTACATCCCGTCGCTGCTGAGCTCTTACCCCGACGAACTGATTCAGGCCTATCTTCGCGGCAAGTTCACCAACCTCAACAGCGGGACCATTTACCACACGTTCAACCGCAAGCTGAATAACTGTTCTGACGAGATTCAGGATGGGGATCCGCTGTTCATCGGTATGGACTTCAACGTGGGAAAAATGGCCGCGATTGTTCACGTAAAGCGTAACGGCCTACCGCGCGCGGTTCGTGAACTGGTGAAGGTCTATGATACCCCGGCGATGATTAAGCGCATCCAGGAAGAGTTCTGGCGATATGAGGATGGGCGTTATGTGAAGAGCCGGGAGATTTACATCTACCCGGATGCCTCAGGCGACTCCCGCAAATCCCAGAACGCCAGCAAGACCGATATTGCCCAGCTTAACGATGCCGGATTCAGCGTCATCGTTGATGATGCAAACCCGCCGGTTAAAGACCGTATTAACTCGATGAACGCCATGTTCTGCAACGCTAACGGCGAGCGCAGCTACCTGGTGAACGTCCAGAACTGCCCGGTTTACACCGAGAGCCTCGAGCAGCAAATCTGGGCGGCCAATGGCGAACCGGACAAATCAGCTGATAACGATCACCCCAATGATGCTGGTGGGTACTTCATCGTGAAGGATTACCCGATCGTGAAACCGGCATACTCAATCACCATGGATACTACTTTCTGATATGGCAAACGACGACATCACCTGGGTTCGACCAGAACACCGGGCGGCTTCTGCTGCCTGGCGGAAATACAGGGACTTCTGCAAAGGAGCTGAGGCCGTAAAAGCGGCGGGTAATAAGTATCTGCCTTATCTCGACCCAACCGATAAATCTACACGCAATCGCAAGCGCAATGAGGACTATCTAAGCCGTGCGGTGTTCTACGCCATTGCCGGTAATACGAAGATCGGCATGCTTGGGATGGCGTATCGCAAGGACCCCACGTTTAACGGCCCGGAGAAGCTCAAATATCTGTTAGACAATGCTGACGGGGCCGGCACCAGTATTTACCAGCAGTCGCAGCTGGTTACTGAGAACGTGCTGGAGGTGGCACGAGAGGGGCTTTATGTTGACTACGCAGAAGCATCCGATGAGGCGATCATCCTCCGCTATCCGGCAGAGAACATTATCAACTGGCGAACAAAGCGAATTAACGGACGCGATCAGCTGGTGCTGGTGGTACTGCGCGAATGCGTAGAAGAGCCAGATGGTTACGCGTACAAGGATGAAATCCAGTACCGCGAGCTGGCGCTGGAAGAAGAGCGGTTCATCTGCCGGGTATGGCGCAGGGCTGGTGGCACAGCAAGCGGAACCTACACCGTTGACAGCGAGTACCACCCTAAGCCGAAAGGGAAGGAATACTGGGATGAAATCCCGTTCACCTTTGTCGGCGCCCAGAACAACGATCCCACTATTGATGACTCTCCGCTGGCTGCGCTGGTGGAGATAAACCATGGTCATTACCGAAACAGCGCTGACTATGAAGACAGCGTATGGTTCTGTGGTCAGGTGCAGCCGTACATGACCGGGCTTGATACCAACTGGCGCGATCACCTCGAGAAGAAGGGCGTGAAAATTGGTTCCCGATCACCGCTTTTACTTCCCAGGGAGGGCTCGTTTGGCTATGCCCAGGCGCAGCCGAACATGCTGGCTAAAGAGGCCATGGACAGTAAGCGCGATTACATGGTGCAGCTGGGCGCCCGACTGATTGAGCAGAACGCCACGGCGAAGACGGCAACCCAGGCGAGCGGTGAGCAAACATCCTCAACATCAGTGCTCGGTATTTGCGTCTCAAACGTTTCCGAGGCCTACACGCTGGCGCTTGGCTGGTGTGCGAAATACCTCGGCGTTAAGGGCGAAACGACGAGTTACACCATCAATCAGGAATTCATCGCGAAGGTTGCTGAGTCTGGCATGGTGACGGCAATCGTCAACGCCTGGCAGTCCGGCGCGCTGCGCGATAGCGATATGATTCGCGCACTTCAGAAGCTTGACCTCATTGACCCGGCCGACAGCCCGGACGAGGTTATTGATGCGCTTCGCAATCAGGCACCAACGTTGACGGGAGGCTGATATGCCCACCATCAACGAAAGCCTGCGTGATGAATCGATCGCACATTCTGTCTGGTTAAGCCGCTATGCCACTGGCGTGGCAAACCGGATGGTGAAGTTGCTTAACAAGACGGACGCGGACCTGTCAGCACGCCTGCTCGATGCGCTGGATAGATTGCCGCCGGAGAGCTTCACCGTTAACCGTTTGCAGAGTTTACTGGGCAGCGTGCGCGATCTTAACCATCAGGCCGTAGCATCCATGCAGGCAGGGCTCGAGAGTGAGCTGGTGGCGCTGGCAAGGAACGAAGCCAGTTATCAGTTGAGCCTGTTCGATTCCCTTCTGCCATCTCAGGTGTTGTCCCGGTATCCGCTACAGGGCGTTACCGCCGACATGGTGTATGCCGCAGCAATGGCGCAACCCTTTCAGGGGCGATTGCTAAGTGAGTGGGCGGAGAATCTGGAATCGGACAGGCTGGCACGGATCGTGAACGTTGTCCGCAGGGGGTATCTTACCGGCGACACGGTAGAAACAATCGCGCGCAGTGTTCGCGGCCACGCCAACAAAGACTATCGCGACGGCGCGCTGCAGATGAGCAGGGCAAACGCTGCCAGCATCGCTAAAACAGCCGTGAATCATCTGGCTGCCACAGCACGCAACAGCTTCACCAGTGCTAATAGCGATATCGTGAAAGGTAAGCAGTGGCTGTCTACGCTGGACAATAAAACCAGCCACGACTGCATTATTCGTGACCTGCTGCGCTACAGCCTGGATAACAAACCGGTCGGGCATAAGGTGCCTTACCTGCAGGGTCCCGGGAAGATTCATTTCTGCTGTCGTTCTACTGAAACCCTGATTCTCAAGTCGTGGCGCGAACTCGGCATCGATATCGACGAGATGGACGAGGGGACTCGTGCCAGCATGGATGGACAGGTACCGGGGAAAACATCATATCTGGAATGGCTCGCACGCCAGCCGGCACAACGCCAGGATCAGGTTCTGGGTGCCGAGCGTGGCCGTTTGTTCCGCGCGGGTGAAATCGACCTGGCTGATATGTTCACTGACAAAGGCGAATGGATCAGCCTGGAACGTCTGAAGCAGCTCTCAGGCACAGACAACTAACAATCACATCTTACTCCACGCCCTGGCATCTGCCGGGGCTTTTTTATGGGCGAGGCCCGGCAAAATCCCGAGGGGAAATTATGTTAATTCGAAACATGCTTCTGAAATTTTACGCACCTGAAAGCGGCGGTGAAGGTGGCGGTGGCGGTGGTATCGAAATCACTCCTGAAATCCAGAAGCTGATTGATGAGCGCGTGACCAGCGAAGTCACTGGCCTCAAAACGAAAAATAGCGAACTGCTAGGCACCATTAAACAGCAGAAAGAAAACCTGTCTCGCTTTGATGGTATCGATCCTGATGCAGTGCGCGGGATCCTCCAGCGTTTTTCCGACGACGAAGAGGCCAAGCTGATTGCCGCCGGAAAAATCGATGAGGTGCTCGATAAGCGCACCGAGCGTCTGCGTGCTGACGTCGATAAGCAAATCAAAGCCGCAAATGAACGCGCGGACAAAGCCGAAGCGTTCTCCAACAAATTCCGGGATCGAGTTCTGGGCGATGCAATCCGTGCAGCAGCGTCAAAAGCTGGTGCTCTGCCGGAAGCATCTGACGATCTGATTCTGCGTGCCAAAGGCACATTCCAGCTCAACGACGAAGGCGAGGCCGTAGCAGTTGATGCAAATGGCGATGTTCTGTTCGGTAAAGACGGCAAAACCCCACTGAGTCCACTCGAATGGGCGGAGTCTCTCAAGGAGACGGCTCCGCATCTGTTCCCTCGTGCAGAAGGCACTGGCGCGGGCGGACACAAACCAAACGGTGGTGGCAGCCTCAAACGTTCCGAAATGAGCGCCAGCGACAAAGCGGACTACATCCGCAAGCATGGCCAACAGGCCTTCCTCAAACTTCCGAAATAAGGGATTAACCCATGTCTACCACTGT